TCGGCCTTAAGCCTATTTACGATGTCGCTGCAAAGAATAATCCACTTCCTTGGACACAGCATTGGATCTCTTCTAAGGGTCTTCAAGTGGCCCCACAAGAGACAGAAGTTGAGTCCTACGTTGTCGGAGGAATCAAACAGGATGTCAAGAAAGACACCTTCTCGGGATTCAAACTCTGATTTCATAGGTGACTGGAATGACTATGCTCTGGGTCTCTACATGGAGGCCCAGAAAATTCAAGCGAAAAAAATTGATGACTACATATTTCAGGACTATGAAGAACAGTGAGTGTGTGACTACGCAAACCAACGACAGTACATTGGGAGAAAGTATTTTTGGTCGTTTAGAAAACCGCCAGGGAAGAAACGAAAAGCAAAGTCAGAGTCTGACTGGAAAAAATACTATGGGTCATGTCCTGAACTAAAGGAAGATGTCATCAAGTATGGAAAGGATAATTTCTCCCGTGAGATTTTGTCCCTACATAATACTAAGGGAAAGGTAAACTTTGAGGAGACCCGTCAACTGTTCCTCAAAGAGGTGTTGTCTCAGCGTTTGACAGATGAGACACCCCTGTACTACAATTCCAACATCCTCGGGAGGTACTACCGTAAGGATTATTTTAATGTTTAGATTAAGTTTTATTTTATGACTAGCAAGATTATCTCTTCAACTCTCATGGTGGCTGCAGTGTTTACAGGAACTGCATGTGCAGGCTCCACTACCTTAGAGGCTGAACTGAATGATGTTACTGGCCAAGAAGAGGTAGTAGTAGAAGAGAAAGTAGAACCGATTAAAACAGTAGAGAAGTGGGACTGTCCTGGTTGTAACGCTAACGAACGATATGTTCTGAGTAAGATCCAAGACTACACTAAGATTACTGATCGTAATGCTCTCTCAACTCTGATGGGTAATATCAAGTCAGAGAGTAACTTCCATCCCAATATCTGTGAGGGTGGTGCAAGAGTTGCCTATCACCAATGTCACTCAGGTGGTTATGGTTTGATCCAATGGACCACTCAAAGTAGGTATGATAACCTCGGTCACTTCTGTCGTAAGTTTGATTGTGACCCAAGTAGTCTTGAAGGACAAACTCGTTTCATGGTAAATGAAATTCACTTCCAGCAAGTTCTCCCTGCCTTTGAAGGTAGTGGAGGCTCAATCGGTCAGTATATGTCACCCGCATACTACTGGTTGGGCTGGGGTATCAAAGGGTATCGTGAGTCTTATGCCCATGACTACTATGCCAAAATGGTAAAGGTCACAGTTCCCTTGACAGAAGCCTGATCACCTCTTATAGTATAAAAGTGGTTGAGAGACCACTGCGGTGGTCCCCTTGACGGTTCAGGACTAGCGGCGATAGGAACCGTCTTGGGTCAGTAGCTCAGTGGATAGAGCATCGCACTTCTAATGCGTTGGTCGGGGGTTCAAATCCCTCCTGACCCGTGGGAGTAATCCCCACCCACATCTTTATTACAATGGACCCTATCGAACTCCTTCGTATCATTGACAACCTAGAAGGTTCTTATCACCATCTTAGAATCAATGGGTTTGATGATGACAAGGATATGATTAGGGAAATGTGTAATAGATATTACAAGATGTATTTCAAACTTTGTAAAGAAATTGGAAGAAACCCTTATGGCTGAACTCTATCCTCTATTCACATACACAGGACTTGGATTCTGTGTCCTCATTGGTCTCTCATGGGGTATCTCATTGTTTGATAAGTCAGGCGAAGTCTGATTCACAATCCTCTTTAGCTCAGCGGCAGAGCAAGCGACTGTTAATCGCTCGGTCCTAGGTTCAAATCCTAGAAGGGGAGTAAGACGGGGAATGAGCTCGCCCGCGGCGGTGTTAACCACACTGTGATCTTGAGAGTTGGTTACTCTCTTTGCTCCATTACAAACTGTCAGAATGTTAGGGTTTAGAAAATGCCCCATAGGAAGCATTCTGATAAGTGTAATGTTTAGGGAGATTAGCTCAGCGGTAGAGCGTTTCGTTTACACCGAAAATGTCACTGGTTCGATCCCAGTATCTCCCATTGTCGAATTCCCAACATGACCCATGATTACTGTAAGATGCAAACAATGCAACAAAGAAATCAGAAGTGACCATCATACCCACTCTTGTGGGTGTCCTAATATGATGACTGTCATTGAGGATAAGGTCACTGCTGTAGACCTTACCAAGGTGGTTATGATTAATTCTAGTAATAAGGTAGAGGACGGTAATGTACTGACCTCTAGTGACTTGTCCTATCAAGAAGAGAGGAGGAAGAGAAAGGTAAGGAGGTTAGACTTTGAAGTGCGATAATATTTTTCAGATAAAAAATATTTTATCTGCTAAAGATTTTCATAGTATTCAAGATGAGTTTTATTGTATATCAAACCCTTGGGTATTCATCAAGAAAGAAAAATTTGATCCTGAGGAACAACCATACTTTGGTAATATCTTCAAACCACTAGCTGACTATGATACTCTTGGTGATAATTATGTTTTTATTAAACACGCCACCAATCTCAAATTTAAATGTGAAAGACTCATAGGAAAGAGATTAAAACTCAACAGGATCAACACCAACATACAATTCTTTGGACAAGAAGCTTCTTTCCATGAGGATGGTAACGAAGGATCATGGACACTTAATATTTTTTGTAGGGACCATTGGCAAACAAACTGGGGAGGACAGTTTGTAATTCAAAACAAAGACGGAGACTACTTGTATTATCCATATATACCAAACAATGCTATCCTATTTCCTGGTCATCTAGAACACATGGGACACGCACCTAACAGATTATGCAGTTACCCTAGACTCACAATTGCTTTTACATATTTAGAGTTGACATCTTAATCTACCGTAGTATAATTACCATGTCACGATTACCAGAAATCAAACCTGAACATATGGTCACACAGAAACAATGTCAGGAATTGATCGACAAAGCCATCGACAAACACAACAAGACTGCCACTGTCATCAGTGCTAGTATTGGATCAGTGTTGTTATTTTTTTACGCACATGGTCTTCTTAAAGTAATCGGTTACTGGTCCTAAAATCTTCTATATAATACAGCTATGGAAATCTTCACCGTGCAAGAGTTTCAAGACAACTGGGATGAACTCATCGAGAGAGTAGAGAAAGGGGAACACATAGGAATCGTGAATGAAAACGGTGCGGCATGTGTGATGATGTCCACCGACGATGAACTGTACAAGATGTACGTTGACCATGAAGAAGGATCTTAGGACGGTTTCGTAACTGTCCCCTTGACGGATCACTTCAATTCTCCTATACTACTAAGGTCAATACGAAAGACAATGACAATCACTTCTAAGTTCAAAAAGGACATCACGACACTTCGTTCTGCCGTGAATGGAGACTTTTTCCTTGATGTCAAGAACCCTAAGCTCTTCAAGAAAGTCCGTAAGTTTTATGAGAACGACGGTGTTACCTTTTCTGGTGACCCCCTAGACGACTATGACATTCTCATTGACTGTCTGGCTGAAGATCTTGAGAAGCAGGAGGTAGCATGAACATTCTCCTTGAGAAGTATCCCTATCGTTATGTTGAGAACGGTGACCTTGAGAATGGTAAACCTGACTGCAGGATCCAGAAGTTCGATGAGAACACACGGAGATACAAGGACATGTATCTGTGTGACAACTCAATGCAATTGATGACAGCCATGGCTGACTTCAACTACACCTGTTGGCTTGATCCTGATGGCGTCCCTTCTTATGTAAGGGACACTATCAAATCTAAATAAAGTAGAATTACTTTAAAACTATGGCAACGAGAAAGGTATCTGCATCTGGTGCATATATGTCCCAGTATGACAATGAAGTTGAGACAAGACTGAAGGCTCTTGAAGCTGAAGTCAAATCACTCAAGGCTGCATGTGAGGCTAAGCATACTGCTCCCGCTGCTGCACCTTCAGGTGGAGATGCAAGAGTTGATGAACTTATTAGAGTTCTGAAGTTGAGCCCCGAACTCAACATTGAGAAGTTGTCTAAAGGCAAGCTATGAATCAGCCGGTTGCAAAACCATGGGGTTATTATGTTGACTTAGAAAGAAATCCTTTCATGGTCATCAAACGTATCAAGGTATTCCCTAACCAACGATTCTCATTACAATATCATGAACATCGAAGTGAGTTTTGGAGGGTAATATCTGGAGAAGGAACGGTAACCCTAGGCAACCATCAACTTCCAGCAGGACTAGGACAACACTTTCATATTCCATCCGGTGTAACACACAGAATGGAAACAGGACCATCAGGAATTATGTTCCTTGAAATCCAAGAAGGTGAGTGTTCCGAGGATGATATAATCAGAATAGAAGATGATTATGGTAGAGTCACGGACGGACTATAACAGCACTGGTCGGGATAACCCAAGAGTTTCTTACTTCTCTCAAGAGTAAGTGGCGTGCATGGAGCTCAGGAGGTCTTGACAAAGGCCTCCTTTTTTAGTAGGATACATAGACCGGTTATGTTTTCGTAATGAAGATAGGATTTAATTGTAGTTCCTTTGACTTGTTTCATGCTGGGCATGTGACGATGTTGAAGATGGAGAAAGACTTGTGTGACTGGTTAGTTGTCGCCTTACAAGTTGACCCTACGATTGATAGACCGGGTATCAAGAACAAACCCACACAGAGTGTGTATGAAAGGTATGTCCAGTTACAGGGATGTAGATACGTAGATGAGATATTGGTGTACGAGACAGAGGAAGATCTGTTAAACATGATCAAGACACAGAAGATGGATATTCGTTTCTTGAGTGAAGAGTATAAGGACAGAGACTTTACCGGTAAACAATATTGTATTGATAACGATATTGAAATCCACTATCACAAGAGACAACATAAGTATTCGTCAACCGAGTTAAGGAACAGGGTTCATAGACTGGAAGAGGAGAAGAAGAACGAGAAAGAATTGTCAGCACCCCAACAATATTCGACAGACATTCTAAAAAATTACGAGGTAAAATGAGCATTCTAGTTACAGGTGGAGCTGGGTTCATTGGTAGTCAACTACTTAGAACCCTGAGTAAGTTTGGTGAGAGGATTGTTACCATTGACAATCTCTCTTATGCTGGTACTAAAGGTAACATTCCTGACGGAATCAAACACTACCAGATCGATATCTGTGACAAGGATGCAGTAGAATATGTCTTCGACAAAGAGAAGTTTGACACTGTATTCCATCTAGCCGCAGAGAGTCATGTAGATAACTCTATCAATGACTGTGGACCCTTCCTCCAAACCAACATCATTGGCACTGTTAATCTTCTACAACTGGCACTGAGGTATGAGACTGATAGGTTCATGCACATCTCTACTGATGAAGTGTTTGGATCAATTGATGAGGGTGAGTTTAATGAGGAGTCAAAGTATGATCCACGTAACCCTTACTCAGCATCTAAGGCTGCAAGTGACCACTTTGTAAAGGCATTCCATAACACCTACGGTCTTCCAGTTACCATTACAAACTGTTCCAATAACTATGGACCAAGACAGTATGTGGAGAAGATGATTCCTACTATCATCAAGAGTATCATCCATGGTAGACCGATCCCTATCTACGGTGATGGTCAACAGATCAGAGACTGGATTTTTGTTGAGGATCATTGTGATGCCCTTGTCGAAGTCTGGTTAAAGGGTAAAGTAGGAGAGAGATACAACATTGGTGGTAACTGTGAGATTAAGAACATCACACTAGCCATGATGATCAAAGATCTCATGGGAAGGAAAGACATTCCTGTTGAACATGTTACAGACAGACCCGGACACGATGTAAGATATGCAACATCAAATCA